GTAAAACGGATGCGACTGTATTAACAACGCAAACCTAAGTGGGTTATAAAACACGATAAATGAGCGTAAAACGCATAGCACTACGCCATAAAACCTACGCCATAAAAAAAAAGGGGGAACGGAGAGAAAAAAAATTTAAAATTTCATATTTTTTTGTGAAACATATTTTGTAAAATTATTTTTGTGAAAACTATAAAACTAAAACATATAAAACTAATATAGGTATAACTACAATTGAAACAGAATTATCAGATTTTAATTCTAAAAGTTGTATTTGTCAAGGGTGTAAAAACTTTCTAAAAAAGAAACTATAAATAATTAAAATTGTACATGAACGTTATAGAAGAGGTATTAATATATATTAATAAAATAACTTAACAGTTATTATATAGTATATATTTTAATGTAATATTAAAATATAGTTTGAAATTAATTATTTAATTAAATTAAATAATTAAAAATAAATATATACTTTAAATATAATAATCGTCAACTAAGTTCAAGGCTTTTAAAAGCTCTTTTGGGTTTATCAATTTATAAACAAGCTAGTTTATTTAAGGATAAGCCTAATATAAATAATATAATTTTAGAATGAAACCTGATATATGGGGACCTCATTTTTGGTATATATTACATATTATATCTTTTGATTATCCAATAAGACCTACTGAATATGACAAACGCGTGTATCACGATTTTTACACTAGTTTAAAAGACATTATACCGTGCGAAACGTGTAGAAAACATTATCGCACTCATATAAATAAATATCCATTAACTCCTCATTTAGATACACGAGACACACTAGTAAAATGGGTTATACAAGTTCATAATTTTGTAAATGCTAGTTTAGGAAAACCTATTCTTAGTATTCCTGAAGTAATGGACATTTATGCTAATTTAACTCCACTATCGCCTTTTGCTACTATAGATAATTTAGCAATTAAAAAAAAATACGAAGAACAAAAATACATTAAAACATATTATTGGTTAGTATTATTATTTATTAGTATAATTGGATTTAGATATTATTTTAATAGATACTATTTTTCCTTCTAATTGTGTCTTATATTTTTAATATTGATTTCCTTCTAATAAATAGAATTTTGGATTAATAAATTGACATTTAGTAGTATTATTCTCTAAATTCAAGACATCATAATAAATATCATTATTTGTAAAATTTACTAATAAATCATATTCTATTCATTCTTCTATTGTTTATACTATTATTTATAAATTATTTATCGTTTTTAATCATTCATAATGAAATGAACACAATAAAACTACTTCATTATATTTTGATATCTCCTCTACATATTTATCACAACATTTAAAAATAATAGTGCGATTGGCTCTGGTATTTTATCATGTGCATTTATTTGGAAACTAATCATAAGTAATACATAAGTCTTTATTTGCTATTTTCTTTACTTTTCTTTATTTTTTTATTTTGTTTTAATTTTATTTTAATACTTTAAGTAAATAAATATTTCATTTTGTTATTTTTTTTATATTTTTTTATATTTTTTTATATGTTTTCGGTTAAATTTATTATTTTTGATAAAAATTGATTTTGTATTGTGTATTATAGTTTATATATACGCGTACGTTCTACTGAAATGTCTTTTCCATTATTTGTGATGGTTCTTAGTTTGACTAACGATTACAGTGAAACTGTCGATGGTATTCGTGGAGATGGTTTATGTTCTTTATGGGCTGTTGTGATTGGCTTTTGTTTTCGTTTTGGCGAAAACAAAATAAATTTTCGACAAGAACTTATTTCAGACCAAATAATTCAACCAACAAATATCAAAGACATTCTTAAAATCCTAATGAGTTTTTGTACTTTCATTCTTGATAATCAAACCATGTTAGAGGATTTTAATTATGCTCTAAAAGATGAAAGCTTACACTTTAAACTTTGGGAAATCAAGCATTTAATCGCACAATTAACAAGTGATAGTATCAATACACTTCAAGGAGACGCTCATTTTAAAATGTTGGCTTTATTATTGAATATTTCAATACATGTTTATTCTACAGAGACTAAACAAACCTTTATATTTGGAAAAAATAAGAATGCGATTAATATACAAACCAATGGTGCGCATTATTCTCTTTTATCAAATCATGAAGAAGTTTATAACTATGATTTTACGAGTTATTGGTGGAAAGAGCAATGGCGAGGACATCCACTAAATACTGATAACACTTGTATTTATGTTCCAACTTTAACAAAATAAAAGTTAAATAGGTTGAAAATCCCTATCATATTTTTTATAATTCATTTTCTTTTTTTTATTCATTTATAAAAATTGAAAACTATTTATTTTAAAATAAAATATTATTCATTTATAAAAATTGAAAATTATAGATTTAAACATTAAATTTAAAATATAGTATAGTATATTAAATAATTATTATTTATTAGAAATTAATATATAATTATGGATTTACAGCTTTATAAACCTCGTAAAGACTGTTCTGTGTTGGTGCGTTTAAATGAACCTATTGAATTTAGTGCGATTGATTGGTATGAATGTGATTTATCCGTTGATAAAGCTATTGAAAGAAAAGAATCTTACTTAAATCAAGACCATAATAAAACATATACTATTTTCATTTTTGGATGTAATGCCAAAGGTCAAAGTATATGTTTAAGAGTAAAGAATTATTTACCTTATTTCTACGTTCAAATTCCTGATGATTTTAATGAAAAACAAATACAAGATTTTGTTGAGAATTTTAATAGTGCTAATTGTGAAGATTATAATGAAGATGATATTGCTGATTATGAAGAAGCACAAACATTTAAGAATTATAAATTTACAGAAGAATTTAAACGCAATTCGCGTTATTACAAAGATTCAATCGTTCCAGGAGGTATGAATTTTGATAAAGAAAAAGGATGTGCTATTTATAAAACTGTTGATGAAAATAAAAAAGACTTAAAAACACAATTAGTAGAAAAGAAGATTTTCTGGTCTTTTATGAATGAGCAAAAATTTACATTTTTAAAATTGGCTCATAAAAGTAAAGTCGGTCATCGTTTTATGGAGAGGTCTTTTAAAAATCCTATTAAACTTAATATAAACGGTAAGATAGGAAAGGAAATAAAATACAATTTATTTGAAAGCGACCTTGAACCTATATTGCGATTTTTACACGATACTAAAATTAAGCCTTCTAGTTGGATAAGTATTCCTGCTGGTAAATTTAAAGTAGAAAATTATCAATCTAAAACACAAATTAATATTTCGTGTGATTGGTCAGATATTACTCATTTAGATAAAGCCGAAATACCACCTATTCTTATTGCTTCTTTTGATATTGAAGCTGATTCAAGTCATGGTGATTTCCCAATTCCTAAAAAAGATTGTAAAAAACTCTCTAATCAATTGGCTGTTTCATGGATTCGTGATATAAGAACTATTGATAAAAAAAGTTATAATAAAGTTCCTGGTTTTGTTGCTGAGAAATCTAATTTGGCAAGCGATTTAATTTATACTGATAAAAAAAATGAAGAATATGATATTATGATGAATGATAAATATAAACAGTTATTGGAATTAAAATTGGAATATAAAAATGATGTAAGTAATAATATGAGTAATGGCAAATCTATATCTAATTTAAATAAAGAAATATCATATTTACGTGAAGTTATTAAATACATTAAAGCAAAACAGAATATTGCTAAAAAAAAGGATTTCTTTATACATCGTATTAAACAAGCCCTTAATTTAGGATTTGCTGGATTAGATGATGAGATTGATTTAATTTATCTTAAAAAACCTATTAAAGCCAAAGTATTTACAAATAGTAGTGATTTTATGACATTTGTTGTTAAAATATATTCTATATGTAATCGCCCTATTCGTAAAGTAAAGGCAAATAATGAAATGAAAAAAGCAATGAAAGAAGTTGTTGCTATTGAAGAAGCAAAAACAAGCAAAAATGCCCACTTTACAATTGATGATTTTGTAAAAATTATTAATGATGTAGCCAAGAAACATAAAATACCCGAAAAGGATTTACAAGATAAAATGATTACTAAAGAAACAATGGTAAGATTTATTAATATACTAGTAAATAAAGCCTTTGGTTTCGCACAAGGTGATAAAGTAATTCAGATTGGAACAGTTTTTTGGCGTTATGGAGAAACTGAAATTTGTCATAACACTATTATTACATTAGAAGGTTGCACTAAATTTGATGTTGGTGATAAACCCTGTGAAGTTATTTCGCGGACAAATGAACGTGATGTACTTTTAGAATGGTCTAAACTCATTGAATTACACGATCCTGATATTATTATTGGATATAATACATTTGGTTTTGATGAATCATTTATGTATGATCGAATTGCTGATTTATGTATTGATGTTGAGAGGAATACTCTCACACGTGAAGACATTAAATCATTAGAGCAAAATACACAATACACTAAATTTATTAATATGGGACGATTAGATCCTCAAATTATTAAAAAAGTGCCTGATGCAAAAGGAGCAATGATTAATAAAAAATTAAGTAGTAGTAGTTTAGGTGATAATTTTCTTTATTATTTTAATATGCCAGGAAGAGTTCAAATTGACTTACTAAAAGTATGTCAAGCATCCTTAACAAAACTACCCTCTTATAAATTAGATAGTGTAGCCGAATATTATATTTCAGGAAAAATTAAAGAAATTGGAATTATAGGAGATAATGAGAATGATGAATCATCTTGTTATTTGAAAATAGATAATTGTATTGAACTAGATGTTGGCAATTATATTGTCATTAGTATGTCAGCAACCACAGCCAAATTATTTGATGGTGATAAACTAAAGATTCTTGAAATAGACCGCGAGTCTAAAAAAATTAAAGTAGATAGGGCTGTGCCTAAATCTTGTATCACTTCAGGTCCTGTTTGGGGTATGGGTAAAGACGATATTACACCTCAAGATATTTTTAGAATGCAGAAAGGAACAGATATGGACCGTGCTAAAGTAGCTAAGTATTGTATTCAGGATTGCGTATTACTTATTCGACTATTGCGAAAATTAGATGTTATACCTAATAATTTTGGAATGAGTAATGTGTGTCTAGTGCCTTTTTCTTATATATTTTTGCGAGGACAAGGTATTAAAGCATTTAGTCTTATTACAAATGAATGTGCTAAAGAAGATTTCTTATTACCTGTTTTAGAGAAAATTGAACCTGATGAGGTTTTTGTTGATGAAGGTGTAAGACGAATTCATACTATTATTGCTGGATCGAGCGAATGCGATGATATTGAAGATATTGATAGTAATATTGAATTGAATTCATGTATTGGAACTAATATTGACGGAACAAATGATGGTGATGGTGATGGTGATGGTGATGGTGATAGTGATGGTGATGGTGATAGTGATGGTGATAATTTAGAAGATTTAGATGTTTTGACTGAAAATAAAGACAAAGGTAAAGTAAAATTTACTTTAAAATCTAATTTTAATCAAATCATTATGAGTGATGAAAGTTATGAAGGAGCAATTGTTTTAAAGCCAAAGACTGATATTTATACTGAAGACCCAATTGTTGTATTAGATTTTTCAAGTTTATACCCTAGTGAAATGATTACCAGTGATTTAAGTCATGATCGCATTTGTGAAGATCCTTATTGGTTAGGTGAGTCTGGTGCGAAACATTTAGAAGAATTAGGTATGTCTTATTTAGACCGTTCATATGATAATTTTGAATGGATTAATCCTAAAATTAAAAGCAAAGGTAAACGTAAGTGTGGTAGTACAACTGTGCGTTTTGTTCAATATCCTAACGGTGATAAAGGTTTGATACCTCGTGTATTACAAGGATTATTAAAATCACGTAAAACTACGAAACAATTAATGGAGGCTGAGACAGACCCTTTTAAAAAAAGTGTCTACGATGGATTGCAACTTGCTTACAAAGTTACGGCAAACTCGATTTATGGACAAATTGGAGCTAAGACTAGTAAAATTTATAAACCGCAAATTGCTGCGTCTACAACAGCAGGTGGAAGAGCACGTATTATTCACGCACGCGATTTTATTCTCAAGGAGTATCCAGGAAGTAGTATAAAATATGGCGATACAGATAGCGTGTTTATGGGATTTTTACTATACGAAAAAAATGAAAAAATTTCAGATAGAGAAAAAATTGTGAGAGCAATTGCGATTGGACAAGATGTAGAAAAAAGAATTAGTGTTGAATTGCCTGGTGTTCATTCTTTAGCATATGAAAAGGTATTATTTCCATTTATTTTAATTTCTAAGAAAAGATATTTAGCTTTAAAATATGAAGATTCACCTGATACATGTAAACAGATTAGTATGGGATTAGTATTGAAACGTAGAGATAATGCTCCAATTCTTAAACATTGTTATATAGGTGTAATTGATAATATAGTTAAATATAAAAATGTACCTAACGCAATAAAATTTGTTCAAGATGAAATTAAAAAATTAATTAATGGTGAGTTTGATATGAATATGTTTGTAATTAGTAAAACATTAAGTAGTTTTTATAAGGACGAGGAAGCGATAGCCCATAAAGTTCTTGCTAATCGTATGTATGATAGAGACCCTGGAACAGCACCAGTATCGAATGAAAGAGTTCCTTATGTATTTATAAAGATTAAAGAAGAACCTGGTATTGATTATTTAAATGGTGACCGTATAGAACATATAGATTATGTAAGGAAACATAATCTTCAAATTGATTATGAAAAATATATAGAATCGCAATTAGTAAAGCCTATATCTCAAATATTTGAGTTGATAGTCGAAAAATTACCTATGTTTCCTCATAGAATTGGCTACTATGATGAATTGTTTAATATTTGGTATAATAAATATAATGGAGATATAGAAAAAACAGAAAAAAAAATAAGACAATTAAAAGGTGTAATGGTAAAAAAATTAATATTTCAACCATTAATAGACTATGCTAATACAAAAATAAATAAAGTTAAAACTATTGATAATTGGTTTAAAACTGAAGAACTTGAATGTATAGAAGTTAAAAAAGAAGTTAAAGAAGAAGTTAAAGAAAAGGTTAAGGTTGAAAAACCAAAACATGAAATTAAAGTTAAAAAAACTAAACAAATAAGTATAGATTCATTTTTCTAAGTTTTAAAAACTTAAAAACTTAACTAAATACTAGATGGGTTAAAGCCACCCAAAATTTAAAATTTAAAATATGAGAATTAAATATTTTTAATTTTAATGTTTTTTGTAATTTACTTATTTTACTATTTTTATTATTATTATTATTTTTTTGATTCTTCAAGATAGTATCTAATAATATTTTTTTATAAGACATTATTAGATACTATCTTGAAGAATCAAAAAAATAATATTTTTATTAAAATATTATTTTTATTAAAATAATATTTTTTTATTTATGAATTGATTGATTAATTTCAAAATCGATGTAATCTTTTATCCAATGCAATAAATTAGTATGTATTTCATTCCTAACTATATTTTGTATAAAAGAATATTGATAAAATTGTTGTTGTTGAAATTGATTATAAATTTGTGGGTTTTGACCTTGTAAAGGCGGTTGATGATGTAAAACATAATTATCAGTATTAGGTTCTTGTTCAACTTCATTACTTTCAGATTCTTTATCAATACTTTTTGTAAATTCATCATTTGGTTCTGGTAATTTATCATGTTGTTCTGTAAATTCATCATTAGTTTCATGAGAACCAATATCAAGTATGTTATTAATATTTATTATTGATTCTATATTAATATTAAATTTATTAAAAGATATTATAAAGTCTTTGTATTTAATATAAGTAAATGGTAATACTTGTTTTTTATATCGTACCATATGTTTTTCTATATCTACTTCATAGTGCACAAGTTTTCCACTTGATATTAATTTTTCGTTGTCATAAAAAGATGTTTCTCCCCAACCATACGATATATCTAATTTTTTATCTTTATTTCCTTTTTTCAATAAAGAATGTAAAGGTTCAAAATTTAAATCTTTAATTCTTTGTATTGGTGATAAAAGAGTATATGGAATAGATTTATTACCCAAAATTGATTTTTTACTATTACGTGTTGCTGGCATTTTCAAATATTAATGAACAATTAAATGTAAATAATAACAATTATATAATTACTATTTAATAATTATTAAAACTCAATTTTTATAATTTTTTTTTATATTTATATTAGTTTATTTTAGTTTATTTTATTTATAAATATTGTTATAAAGATAATTAAATAAACAATATAATATATTTTTTACAATAAATAAATAAATAATTAGTATGAATAATAGTAATAATTTTAAACTAGATGTTCTTAATAAACTAGAACATTTATATAATGTGATTATCCTCTAATAAATAAAGTAATTAATATTTATGTTAAAATAATACAATCAAAATTTGCAGAATTAGGAAAAACATATACTAATAATATTATTAAAAATATAAAAATAATAAAAAATTTAAAAATATTATATAAAAATGTTTAGTTTTAACCAAGTTGTATAATAGGTGTGAATGTACTATCAATAATTTTATTTTTTTTAATTTTTTTAATAATACTATCTTCATGATTATCTCCAACAATTCCTCTTTGGTTCATAGGTGATATATAAAGATTATTACCTAATAATGTATTTTTAGCAATAAAATCATTTAAATTTCCAGTATTATTACTACCTTTTAACATCATATCAATAGTATAATCATCATACTTATTAGTAATAGGTTTTTCTGTTGTTTTTGGTATTGTAGTAGTGGCTACTACATTTGTTGTTGTGGTAGGTGGTGACACTGTAATGGTTGTAGCAGTACCAGTTCCCATTATGGTTGTAGCGGTACCCGTTGTGGTTGTAGAGGTACCCGTTGTGGTTGTAGCATCAGCAGTTGTAGTTGTAGCATCTCCTGTTGTAGTTGTTGTTGGTTCTTTGATAGTAGTTGATACTGGCTCATCATTTTGAAATTTATCTATATGTTTTATATAAAAAAAATAAACTATAATTCCTGTGCATATCATTAAAAGAAATATAATTATATTATTTATTTTAATAAAATTAAAAAAATTAGATTTATTCATCTTTAATAATAATATATTATTAATTACTTTTATTAGGATTATCCTTAAATAAAAAAGTGTGTTTATAAATTGATAAACCCAAAAGAGCTTTTAAAAGCCTTGAACTTATTTGACAGTTATTATATTTAAAGTATATATTTATTATTAATTATTTAATTTATATTTAAAATTTTTTAATATAAAAAAATAAAATTATATTTAATTATGTTAAAAATAAAAATATTTAAAAAATAAAAATATAAAATTTTTGAAAATGGAAAAAAATTTACAAAATACATTTAATAATAATAACAATAACAATAACAATAATAATATGTTAAATAATGATAATTATTGCTCTAACTGTGGAAATTATGGACATTTATTTAAACAGTGTTGTGATCCTGTAAATTCATATGGCTTATTATGTTTTTACAAAAAAAAAATAATGGTAAAAGATACAAAACCCGAATTTAATAAACTATCGAGAACAAAAAAAAATAGTTTAAATAATAAATCTAAATCAAATAATAAATATAACAATATTAATAATCAAAATATTAATAATATTCGTATTTTAAAACGTCATGAAACAGTTTCGCATACATTAAAAAATATGATTGGAATTGTAGGGTATAATCCTTGTGAAAGAAAAAATAATGTATCTGATTGTATAGAAGATACAAATAATAGCCACGAATCAATAGATGGTATTATTGATATAGCTAATAATGAAATCATTGATATGGATAATGAATTTAATACAACTATAAAATTAACAGACACCCAAAACCCAACTCAACCCCAAAACCCAACACAAACCCTAACAATAACAGTATTAAACAACAAAAATATAGAACCAGAAATTCCAATGAAAGAAATAACAACTCAAAAAGTGGTATTAGTACAAAGGAGTAATACAATAGGATTAATTGAGTTTATAAGAGGTAAATACGATGTAAATAATTCTGAGTATATTATCAAATTATTTAATATGATGACATTTGATGAAAAAAGAATGTTTCGTGAATATGATAGTTTTGATATGTTAATAACTATCATTGGATTAAAAAGAGAGTTTAACAATCGTGGTAAATTTAGTGATGCCAAGACAAAATATAATACATTAAGAGATGACCCACGTGGTAATCAAATTAATGCCTTATTAGATAAAAGTTATACAAAATGGAGTAGTCCAGAATGGGGTGCTCCAAAAGGGCGTCGTAGTAATAAAGAATATGATATTGATTGTGCAATTAGAGAATTTGTTGAAGAAACTGGTATTAAGTATAAAAATATTAATGTTTATAGAAATATTAAAGCATTAGAAGAAGTATATAAAGGTATTAATGGTGTTGTTTATAAGCATACTTATTTTATTGCTGATATTAAAGATAATAGTGAGTCTCATGAAAATATAAATTATATTGAAAAAGGAGGCTATTTAAGTAGCGAAGTGAGTAATGTAAAATGTTTTAATTTAACAGAATGTCAAAAAATTATTAGACCTTATTATTTAAGTAAATTAAATGCGATAAAGAAAGGCTTTCAAATTATTCATTGTATGAATAATTATTTTGAATAAACATAAATTAAATCTTAATAATCTTTTATATAAAATTTTTTATTTATTTTTTATATAACACAATAATTACTGAATATATATCATAGCATCTCTTTCTGCTCCAACACCAATATAGTTAATAGGGATTCCTAATAATTCTTCTATTCTTTTTAAATAAATTTTCGCATTTGTAGGTAAAGATTTAAAATCTCTAATGTCAGTTGTTGGCATCATCCAACCATCAAACACCTCGTATTCTACTTCAACCTCGGCTAATTTTTCTAAAGAAGATGGAAAACCACAGACCTCTTTACCACTAATTTTATAAGTCACACCTATTTTAATTTCTTTAAATGTATCTAATACGTCTAATTTAATTAAACTTAATGTAGCATTAGATAAACCGTTTATCATAGTAGCCCATTTTACCATAGGAATATCTAACCATCCACATCTTCTTTTACGATTAGTAGTAGTCCCATATTCGTGTCCAATGGTTTGTAATTGGTTGCAAAGAATACCATCATCAGCCCCACCACCAGCCCCACTATCTAACAATTCAGTTGGAAATGGTCCATTACCAACGCGTGTGCAATATGTTTTTAATACATAATTAATTTTTCCTATAGTATGTGCGGGAATACCTAATCCAGAACAAATTGCTCCAACACTACAATTTGTAGCAGTACAATAAGGATAAACACCAAAATCAACATCTAATAAACAGGCTTGTGCGATTTCTATTAAAACTCTCTTGTCATTATTTATTGCCATATTTAAATAAGTAATGGTATCACAAATCATAGGACGATAAAATTCTATTTGTTCTTCAATATCTTTCATTAAGTCATTAATATTAATTTCATAGCCTAATGTTTTTTCTAATTCACCAACTAAACCTTTTACTTTTTCTTCTAAAATGGGTCTATCCAATAATAAATCACACATACGAATACCTATACGAAGTGCTTTGGTGCTATAAACTGGTCCCATACCTTGTTTGGTTGTTCCAATAACTGATTTAGGATTGGAAGATTGGCTTTTTTGTAATTCTCTTGATGCGTCAGCTTCTTTGTGTGCGTTAAGAACAATATGTGCTCTATCAGAAATTAATAATCTTTTAGTAATATTTAAAACATCATCATTATTAATATCGGTCTTGGTATAGGTATCCCTAATAGTTTCTATTTCTTTTCTTAAATCTTGTAAATTAATGACACATCCATTTCCAATAATACCAATACAATTGAGATTTAAAATACCACTTGGAATGAGGTGAAAAGCATAAGATTTATCACCAACAACTACTTTATGCCCCGCATTGCTTCCTGAATTACACCGAGCAACGATATCGTATTTAGATGCTAGAATATCTATAACACGACCTTTCCCTTCATCACCTAATTGCGAACCAAGGACAACATCAACTTTATTCATTTCTAAAGAAGTCAAAGAACTCATAATTTAATTTATATGTAATTTAATTTATATAAAATTTAGTTTATTTTTTAATTTAAAACTATTATTAAAACTATTATTAAAATTAATACTAATAGTATTTTTTAAATTATTATTTTTTTTTAAACATAAAAAATTGAAATTATTAAATTATTAAATAAATTATTAATAAATATTCATATATAATTAATAATTATTAAAATGACTTTAAAACAAAATAATAATTTTATAATTTCAAAACTAAAAAAATATATAGTGTTATCCTTATCCTTTATAGGTTTATTATGTATAAATAATGTTAATAAAACAAATGGGGCACCAATTTTAAAATTAAATAAATATTATATTGAAGACACAAATGAAGCATTAAGTAATAAAAATAAAAATAATTATAATCAAAATAATATAAATAATCATATAAATATAAATATTAATATTAATAAAGTAAATGAAACTAAAAATAGTAAAAACATAAATTCTAAATTAACTAATGAAAATAATGAAACAACAGAAATATTAATTAAAGTAAATAAAAATCAAGTATTAAATGAAAATCAAAACAATAAAATGGAAAGAATGGAAAGAATGGAAAGAATGAAAAGAATGGAAAGAATGAAAAGAATAGAAACAAAAGAAATAATAGAAAAAAATTATACAGTTTTTGGAAATATTGTTAAACAAAGTATTATTTATGATAGACAACAAAATAATTTTTTAGGTGAAATATTTATTAATTATAATAATTCTTATCATAATCATCATTACTGTAAAATAAGTATTGTCATTAAAAAAAAAATAAATATTATGTATTTTAGTAAATATATTTATAATGTCTATAATTTTGATAGACGAATTAAATTAGTTTGTAATTATTATGATTGTATTGAATTATTTAATTATCAAACAGATATTAATAAAAATGAATTTTATAAATGTACTATTCTAGATATTAAACAAATAAAAGATGAATTATAAATAATTATTTCCAACAAGTCATATCATAGGTGTGAATTTGCTATCTATAATTTTATTTTTTATTGTTTAAATAATAATATCTTAATAATAATTGCCAAGAAGTCCTGTTTGATTCATAGAAGATATATACAAATCTTTCTTGTAATCAATAACCGTGTGTTTTTGCCAATAAAAGAATTATAATGAAAAATAGGAACCTTTTTATTGTCATATTTTGAAAAATAGTATTATGATATCATTCATTGAATTTAATATATTTTAATTAAATAAATACTTTTTAAACATCTTTTTACATTTTTAATATTTTTATAAATATTTATTTTTAAATTCATATAATAAATATTGTTGTTGTTGAGGAATAGATAAATTAAAATCAAATAAATAGTCTTCATTAATATCATAATATACATTATTATTAAGATAAAATGTATTATTATTAGTATTTATGTTGATACTATTATTATTATTATTGTTATTATTGTTATTGTTATTGTTATTATTATTATTATTGTTATTATTATTGTTATTATTATTGTTATTGTTATTATTGTTATTGTTATTGTTATTGTTATTATTGTTATTATTATTGTCTCTAGATAATTCTAACATTCTATTCCAAATATCATTATCATTTATATCATTATAAATAAAGTTATGTTGCATAATACGTGTTTCTATACAATGATTACAACAATTACATACATGACAATATCTTTTTGATATTAGGCATATCCTTAAATAAACGGGTGTGTTTATTAAATGATAAACCTAAAAGAGCTTTTTAAAGCCTTGAACTTATTTGACGGTTTTTATATTTAAAGTAGATATTTATTTTTAATTATTTAATTAAATTAAATAATTAATTTCAAACTATATTTTAATGTTACATTAAAATATATACTATATAATAACGGTTAAGTTCTTTTATTCTTGACTTGCGTCCTAGTATATGTGGTGTTCCTTCTGTCAAATTCATAATATTTAAATTACTACTATATCAAGGCACTATATA